ATTCTTTAATGCAATAATTTACAAACAATCATTTGAAGGATTAAACCTTGAATGGTTTTATGAAGGACAAGGCGGAGACAACTCAGCAATCGGTTGTGCCGGATATTGGCAAGAATTTAAGGTTGCATAGTTTCGATTGGAGGGAATAAGGTCTGTGAAAGCAACACCTGAATCAGCGACATACTGACTGTTAGTAAGGAACGCGACCAGAAGCAGCGACCTCCAATCACCTTTTATATTATGAATAAGAAAATTAAACAAAGACATAAAGAAACCGCAATGGTTGTATTCAGTGGATTATTAATTAACTATCCAGTGAATTTATTTCTTTTATGGTTATTCATATCAGTTATGGATATTAAAGACCCACTCACATTAAGTATACTCATATCGTTCTTTTTAACGATAGTTGCTTACATCCGTGTGTTTATTGTAAGAAGTTATTATGACAAATAAAGTTTTGTTACAGGAGTGTTACATCTATGTTACTTTTGTGTTACTTTTAACATAGCGTGTTTACAAATGGCTAAAAATGGTGTATAATAACACTATAATTTAATGATAAGGAGAAAATTATGACTAAACAAGAAAGATTAACAAGGTTTGACATTTTGGAAGATGTAATGAAAATGTCAACAGGTTCAATTCTAAGAGAATTGGAAGGTGGCATGAAGCCAGGTATTTGCGAATCATTTGATATGAGAGTCGCATTCACTGATAGAGATAAAGTAATCGATTTATTAATTAACAAAAGACTTGAGGAGACTGTATAATGAAAAACGTAATACAATTTCCATTAACGGAAAAAAGAAAAAGGCAGCTTAATGCAGAACATAAGCAAAATGCCAGAAACGAAATCAAAAAATTAACAGCTTTAAGGGGGGCTAAATAATGTCAGCAAGAATAGAAGTACTAATTACCTTAATAAAAGAACTTACTGAAAAGGTAGAGGAACAACAAAAAACCATTGACCGAATCGAAAGTCTCGTTGATGAATTGGATAATAGATTATAAGGAGTAAATCATGCAAAATATTTTAAAATTAACACACCTTGCTACAAACATACCTGTAGAAATTGAATTGGACCTGGTTGAAATGACTTGGGCCAAAGATAAAAATCCAAAAACCATAAATGAATCCTGGGATAAATTATGTGAATCAGTTAAGGTAAGAACTGGCCATGATATACCAGGTAATTTTCAATTAAACACTTTAGGAGGAAATCCATGTCACTAACAAAAACTAATGCATTCGATGACATTAAAGCAATGTTACAAAAAGAAAAAGAAAAACATGACTTTGAACAAACTGTAAAAAAGGTTTACAGTAAAAAGCCTATTAATTATAATAGGTTAACACAACAGGTCAAAAAGGCTGCAGCGACAACTTCAAGCCTTGAATGTTTTAAAGAGGAAAACATGTATTATTCAGAAAAGGATACTGCAAGGTTTTTAGAAAACACATCTTATGTAGATGCCTATAATGCTAATAAAATGGCAGATGGAGATTATTAATGAATAATGTAATTAGAAGATGTATCGCTCTACAAGAAGCAAGAGACAGAGCACAGGACCCAGATTTTAAATTGTTATGGGAACAAAAGAGATTGGAATTAATTAAACTTGCAGAGAGAGGAGGAGTTACAAGTGAGTCAATACAGTAAAAGAGTCGAAAGACAAAGACAAAAGATAGCAGCAGAGGACTGGGCGGCAAAGGTAAAATCCATTCACGCACATGGACTTAGTTCAATGTATTACGATACCAGACCAGAAGATACTGAAGATGGTAAAAATGTCCTTGATGTAGAGTATAATTCTGGTAAAATAGAAAGAACCTTAGATTCAGGCGAAAGATTTATCTTTACAAAGTATGAATTAAAAGGCGATGCACTCATACAAGCATATTCACAAAATAATTGATATTGCGTGTTTACATTAACACCTAGTTGTGGTATAATGGTACCATCAAATGATAAGGATAAATTATGAAAAAAACTAAAAGAAGTCCGGTGAGTACTCTAACTCACTCAACCAGAGAAGTGGCAATTCACTTCCTTGCCTGGAGAGAAAAACTAAGAAATCAATCATTGATTGGTCATAATGGTGGTCCAAAATAATGGGGGCTACTAATTTTTATATGGGTTCATTACGATATGACCCAACAGGTAGGAAAAGAAAAAAGCATGCCTCTAACAGAGTAAAGAAAAAACCTATTGAGTTTAAGCCGATGACCATTGAGTCATCTTCCCTTGACCGAATAAGAGCCAGACAAGCAAGGCAATATACATCCATTATGGAAGAATATATGCAGACTGGCGATTACCCAGATTCAAATACAAGTAAAAAAGAAACAATGAAATACACTGGAACATTGGTAAAAGGTATTGCAACAATGCATAAATCAAATGCCGTCCCAGTTATTTCACAACAAGAAGCTGAAGACATCAGTAAAATGAGGAGAGGATAATGGAATATTTTATCACAATTATAATAACATCAGTCGCAGCAGTGTTTGCCTACGGAAGTGCGCATGTGATTGAAGAAGAAAGAACTGGTAAACAAATACCATTACCGTGGGAAAAAACTAATAACAAAACATTTGATAAATCAGATATTAAATACACAGATGGAGATAATACATAATGGATATAAGCGAAATCATGTCTAGGCTCGACGATATAGAAGCCAAAATAGATACTCTTATTGAAAGAAAGCAAGAAGAGGCAAAGAAAGGAGATAATAAATGAATTACATTTATGAAAGTCCCGATAAGGGCACAACAGTCTACAGACGAGAGCTTGGTTCACCAGCCAGTAGCCGAACTTTGGTAGAATTTAAATATGATTATTATACATCATATACAAATGAAATCGGTGGTGAAAAAAGAAGTGCCGAAGTATGCCAGAGAGGCGATGGTGTTTGGTGTGTAGAAAAATCAATTAATGGCGAAGTAATGGAAATGGAAGCATTTCCAAATAGGAGTGAAAATTACGCCGAAACTATGGCGGAAAATTTCGTATTATTAGTTTAAGTTACATGACTGGGTCTCATCAACGCAACTCCTTATCACCCGCGGAGACCTGGTCACTTTACATTTAATGAAAAATGTGTTATAATATATAAATCAACAATTAAGGAGAAATATGGTAGTTAAAAAAAGAAAAAGAGGTCCAAGTCTAGATGAGAAATATCTAGGAGCAGAACCAATCTTTACCCCAGAACAGGATAATACCGATATGACAGCTTGGACAAAAGCTGCACATTGGTATAATTATTTTTATAAATCAAAAGATTATATGCCAACAACCTTGCAGTTTGCAAAGGAACATTGTGGTTATAATAAAACAAAAATTGCAGTATTAAAAAGATTACCAGCCTGGAAATATATGCAGGTCAATAAACCTATTAAATTATTATATAGAGGTTGGCCATACAGTGAAGATTCTATTGGTTTAATGAAGGAATTTATTAGTGAAAGGTATAAAGATGCTTTAAAAGAAAAGAAAATTGAAGAAGCTAAAAAGGCAAATGTGGTTATTATTACCCCTGCAGAGAGAACAAGAAGAAAAGTATTGGATACTATCCATTACGATTGGGATACTGAAATAGTCGAAGGTTGGTTAGATGGAGAATTTAAACAAAAGTTTAATGCCTTTAATAGATTTAAAATGCATGGATTAAAAGGTAATGCAATAAATATGTTTAAGGCCTTACTAGACGCTGAACATGAAAATATCAGTGCGGCCTATGATAAATCATGTGACCAATGTGTAGAAGCTTATTCACATTTCACTAAGGGTGAAAAAAGAAAAATTTTAAAACAGTTCGAAGAAGTGTATGAGGACCTTGAAAAATTAAGGTTATCTTTTAAGGCAGCTAAAACACCTCGAACAAGAAAACCAAAATCATCAGATGCTCAAGTATCAAGGCTCAAGTATTGTACTGAAGACCTTGACTCTAAGCTTACTTCAATCAACCCAATTATGATACCGGGTAAAAATAAATTGTTTGTTTATAATATAAAACAAAGAAAACTTATTGAATATGTAACTACTGCAACAAGTGGCTTTGAAATATCAGGTACATCAATTAAAAACTTTGATAAGAAGGAAAGTAGGACGGCAACACTTAGAAAACCTGATGATATATTACCACAGATACTCAATAAAACTGAAAAGCAAATTGATAAAGTGTGGGATACTATTACAACGAAAATAACTAAACCAACAGGACGCATTAACGCTGACTGTATATTAATGAGGACTTTTTAATGTTATCAGTAGGAGATAAATTCCCAGCTTTCTCACTGCAGGGAATCAATGAAAAAAATGAATTTGTGAGAGTAAATATAGAAGAAGGTTACACACCACATAAACATGATTGGTCTGTAGTCTATTTTTATCCAAAAGACTTTACCTTTATCTGCCCAACAGAAATCGCAGGTATGGATATATTAACTGAACATGCAAATGTTGTTGGTGTATCAGGTGATAATGAATTTTGTAAATTAGCTTGGAAAAAAGAAAATGAATTAATAGGTAATATTAATCATACTCTTGCAGCTGATTGCGGATTAGGATTATCAAATACCTTAGGTATCGTTAACGAAGAGGAAGGAGTTTGTTATAGAGCAACTTTTATCTTTGATAAGGATAGAACTATTCAACATGTATCTGTAAATGCTCTTGATACTGGCAGAAATGCACAAGAGGTATTAAGAACATTAAAAGGATTACAAGCAGGTGGTTTAACTGGCTGTGCATGGGACGAAGGCGATGAGTTTGTCGGTTGAAATAGAAGGTAAAATCATGACCAAAAAGAGATTCTCTATGGCGGTCGAGAAGATAGTGGCAACTAGACCAGGCGTTTCATACATTGATGCGGCAGTTGCCATCATAGAGGACAGAGGTATGGATTATTCTAATTTAAAAAGATTATTAACACCATCGCTTAAATCTAAAATTGAAGAAGAAGCTTCTGGCTTAAATTTAATTAAAGGTACAAAGAAGAATAAATTACCTATATGATAGACCCATTTGATTCTTATAAATTATATAATGCATTAAAGTTACATTTTGAAACTGATTACGATGCATTAAAATATAATTTTAAAACTAATGTTTCTGCAAAATCATTTCTGAATCGAAGAGATAAATATTTCTTTGCCAAGATAGCAAAAACATATGAAAAGGACTTAAAAGGATACTATGTAGCTAACTTTAAAAACGATGTCTCCTATGTGGGAGAAATGGTCAATGAAGTTGGCGAAACTAATTATATCAAACATAGAAAAACACTTGAATCATTATCGCGTGTGTTTCAGAATGATATAAATAAACTAACAGAAGAACAACCAGAGTTTGATGACCTATTCAAATCCGAAGATGGTCAACACCCACTGGTAATTCAACTGTGGATGCAAGAAGAGATTAGTTTAGAGACTGTTGTTATTCTTAATTCCTTGATAGGGTTTATACCTAGAGAATCCAAACTAATATCAGATACATTAATTTGGCCTGATATTAAAAGGAAAATCGAAAAGTATAGTCCCTTTGTAAGCTTTGATAGTACTAAGATGAAACTTATTTTACTAAAAGGGTTTACAAATACATTATAATATGTTATAATATAACTATATATCATGAATAAGGTGGATAATACAGTAATACAACGCAATACAGGAGAAATACAATGTCATTTGCAAATCTAAAGAGCACACGAGGCTCATCAATCGATAAACTCGTTAAAGCTGCAGAAGCAGTATCCACAAAACCAGAAACTACATCTTATGAAGATGATAGACTATGGAAACCTACCAGAGATAAAGCAGGAAATGGTTACGCAGTAATCAGATTCTTGCCAGCTAAGGAAGGTGAAGATTTACCTTGGGTAAGATATTGGGACCATGGATTCAAGGGACCAAACGGCTTATGGTATATCGAAAACTCCTTAACTTCTATTGGACAGCAGGACCCAGTGTCAGAGTCAAACTCTGTACTATGGAACTCTGGAAGAGATGAGGATAAGCAA